AAGTTTAATTGTTATTTACAAGGGAGGTGAATTAAATTGGCAAATATAACCACCACAACAGGAGCAGTATTTATTCCTGAACTATGGTCAGCGGAGACACTACGAGCCGCAGAAGCAGCTCTCGTAATGGCTCCACTCGTAAAACGCTACGACAGCCAAGTAAAAACTCGTGGTGATACGCTTCATATCCCTAACATTAGTAATTTGACAGCAAATACTAAAACACAGGGATCTGAAGTTACCACACAGGCGATTACTGAGACGCAAACTAATATATCTATAGATCAATGGATTGAAACATCTTTTGAAATAGAAGATATTGTTAAGATTCAAAGTCAATATGACCTTAGGACTGAATACACAAGTAAGGCTGGTTACGCAATTGCACAAGAGATTGATTCTGATTTGTTAGGTCTATACTCATCTCTGACATCTACTGATGTTGGAACGTATGGAACTGATGTAACAGATGCAACAATTGTGGCAGCTCTGCAAACTTTGGATGATGTTAATGCACCGCTTGAAGATCGGTATTTTGTGATCGCTCCTTCTCAAAAGGCAGCTATCATGAAGCTGGATAAATTTGTGAAAGCTGATTATCTCGGCTCATACAATTTACCCACACCGGTTAAAAGAGGGCCTAACAATCGCTATCTCTGGGGTGATATATATGGTGTACCCACCTATTACACCACTCAGGTAACGACAACGGCGGGAACTCCAACACAACGACACAATCTGATGTTTCATAAAGAAGCATTTGCATTAGCGTTACAATCTTCACCGAGAACTCAAGCCAGTTACTGGCAGAAAGATCTCGCATGGATCGTAACTGTTGACGCGATATACGGATTTTCAGCATTGAGGACAACTTTTGGTGTTGAGGTAAGGTCATAGTAGATGAAATCTAGGCGGGGTTTTGGCTCACCCCCTTCGCTCCGCCTAGATGAATTGAAAATTAGAAGTATTAAAAGTTAAGGAGTTTAAATATGCCACATAAAAATGGGAAATATTTATCTGATGAGGATTACTTAAATGCTGTCAAGCGTAGCACTAGGAGTTTGGGTGGAGTAGCTACTGAATCCGAAGTTTCTCAAATTAGAAAACGAATGGGTTCAATGAAAAAAGCATCTTTACATTTGACAAAACGTAATACTAAAGGAAGGCCAACATACGAAGGCAACTTAACACCAAGACAATTAAAGCAAGCTAGTAGAGCGCAGTCAGTTGAATAACCTATGAAATGGGAAGATTATAAAAAGGGAGGTTATGACAAGCATAATCTCAAGAAAGATTTTATTGAAGAAGCTCACTCACGTGTTTCTTATGAAGGAAAGGTATATCGGGGAGAAGCAGGACGAAACTTAAAGAAAAAGTTGTTGGAGAAACAACAGTACTTTGAAAGGCAGAATGGCTGAAGTTATTACGGTGTTGCCGACTCGTGGTCTTATTTTTGCAGAGACGTTGGCATCACTTAATAGGAATGGTATCTATGATCCAATCATCGTGGCAGGTAGACCCATTCCAGAGGCGCAGAATGAGTGTGTACAACTCGCGTTGGAAGAGTATTCAGGATATGTGCTCTTTGTTGAAGATGATATGAGTTTTCCTGAAGATACTTTGACGCAGATGATAAAAATGGATCAGGCAATAGTATGCGTTGATTATCCGATGGATAACGAATACTCAACTATTTGTCGAAAAGGCGATGAAATACTTTGGTGCGGAATTGGGTGTACACTTGTTAAACGAGGAGTACTGGCCGCCATGAAAGACAACTGGTTCGATACGAGTTACAGCTGGAAAATAAAAAGTGAGAATCCTTTTAAACTTGAGAAGATAGACAATCCATATAAATACGGCGGACTAGACATAAACTTTTGTATCAAGGCCCGTGAGTTGGGATTTACGATACACCAACTTCCAGGCGTTGAAGCACAGCATTTAAGATGCGATGATTTACAAAAAGGGCAATATAACGAGGGACAGCAATATATATATGCGCTTCCCGAAGTGAGCCACAGACAACAATATTAAAGGAGAAATATATGGGATGGAAAAATGGAAGGTATGTTTTAGATCTTGAGCCATTATCACGAGTTTTTAGAAATGCTTTTAAGCCAAAACCGAAGGCTCCACCAAAACCAAAAACACCAAGCACAGGATCTTTATTGCGGGATCGTAATAAAATGATTCGAGATTTAACGGAAGGTAAATATTAATTATGGCAAAAAAGAAAAAGAAACCTGCCAAAAAGAAGATTTTTTATATGAAAGATTATAAAACAATTGCGAAAAAGAAAAAACGTAAAAATTACGCATAAGGAGGATATATGCCTGATCCGGTATCAAGTAATGCCCATCTCGCGGTAGAGATGGAGACAATATCATTTGTAAATACACAAGCCAGGGAGGCTGATTTTCAGGTGAAATGTAAAGCAGTAACGCTACATTCAACCGAGCTGGTTAGAATTGGTTTTGACTCCCAAGTTGCCAGTGCGGGCAGTTTTTTACTTCCAGCTGATGTAGCGATTGATATTAGAGACATTGAATTTACTCGAATATCAGCGTTAGGAGAGGCTGGAAGTGGATCACTCTACATATTGGCAAGACGATAAATTGCGGGAGAAGTGGATGAATTTTGGCAAAAACTCTAGCAAATTTAAGGACAACTACAAGAACGTATCTTGATGAAGTCTCAGAAGCAGACTGGGAAGATACTGAAGTGGATTTCGCAATTAATGATGGCTATCACGAGGTTGTTACGGCCACTATGGAAACGTACGAAGAGTTCTATGTAGTAACTACGTCTTTTAACTCAGTAGCCAATCAACAGGAATATGGTACGGCTGATAGTTTTCCTTCTGGTTTCTTTAAGATGCGACGCGTTGAAATAAACTACGACACTACCGACGCAAACAGTATTCCCCGCCGAGCAATTCCTGTGTCTATTGACTCAGTACTCAGAGATTTAGGCAATAGTGCCTTGGGTATCACCGTTTATCGCAATCCAGCCTATTATCTAATTGGGTCAAGTACAGGAAGTAGTGGCGTTAAACTAGGTTTTATTCCTGAACCAACTAGAGCGGGAACTAATGCAATTAGTATTTGGTACGTACCTGTACAAGCTGATTTAACAGCCGCAGGTGATGCCCCTAATATTCCTTATGTAGACCGTTATTACAAACTCATTTCTCTCTATGCCGCAGCTACTCTTCTTCGTAAAGGCCAACAAGAAGAAGACGTAGCACTTAACTATATGAAAGAGTTCAATTTTGGATTAGCTAAGATGCAGCAACAGTTAGAGGATCGTGTAGCTGATTCGGGTAAATCAATCGTAGATACAGCAGGAATGGATAATGATTTTGATTCATCATACGGGACATTTTAACTATGCAATCAAAAGTAGATTTATTAAATAAACTTAAAAAAATGAAAATAACTAAATACAAACTCTATAGATCAGATATTTTTGGTACTACTCCGCCAGAAGCACTTGCTGACCGAAATTTTAATGGCGGTTATAACCAGGCTTTAGATGATGTAATTAATTATATTAAAAACATTTAAAAGGAGAATTATATGGCACACCAAAATGGACAATATCATCTAGATAAAGAACCTTTATCAAAGGTTTACTCGTCAAAACCAAAACAAACTTCTGGTGATCTTTTAAAAAAAGACTCTAGTCCTAAGTTAGCTAAAAGTTTTGATTCTAATAAGGTAAAATCATTAAAAGAAGACAAGAAAATGAGAGCAGCTGATTATTTTATAAGGCATGATAAATTTAAAAGAGAATATATTAAAAAGCATCCTAATGATACGGTTTTATAAACAATAAACATAATGCAAACTCTAGGTAGAATTATCGAAAATAACTTTTTATTAGGCTATAACGATCGGGACAAGCCTGAGGCGTTGCGGACTCAGAATGGTGTCTATATGGCAGATATTAAGAATGCCTTTATTGAAGAGAATAAGATTGTAAAACGAACTGGTTACTCAACTATTGGTAACGTGCCAGTAACAAAGGCTATCCTGGGTCAAAATATGCACGAACCAGCGGGGGGATCAAAGTACATTCTACGCGCACGTAACAATGCGGGTGACACAAATGCTGTCATTGAAGGTTGGTCTGGAACGGGCAATTGGACAGCATTAACCAGTGGCAG